CCATCATCGCCACCGCTTGACTAGCATGCTAGTCGAGCGGCGTGTGTATTGGCTGACCGACAGATGCTGTTTGCCCGGATTATTCCGGTCAAACGCATCATGTGTATTGAACACCAACGGAGGATCCTTTGTCTCGGTGAAATACCGAAGCAACTTGGACCAACCAGGCAGTTCAACAGTTACGACAGGCGTCTTTATATCCCAAACGTACCACTGAGTCTTTTGCAAGCTCAGATTAGTACGTCGGCGTAAAGGCAGCCAGGCGTCGTCTACTTCCTCTAAGCTAGGGCATGTAAGATACATGCTTTTCGCTGGAATCCGCCCGTATAAACGGTGTAATTCCCTTACGATTTTATCGTAAGTAAGGTAGTAGCCCCCACGGTAGAAGGAATTCGCGTAAGCGATCCAACTAACGTAAGAGTCAGGCGAACGGGATTCCGACCAGACTGTCCGACAGCGGACAGGAGTGACTTCGGCGCCCTTGAAGGCGTCCATGCCACACGACTCTCTAAAGAGTCCACCGGTACAACTCTTATCACGGTTGATTTTCAACCCAAATGACTCGAGTATGTTCATTGCGTCTTCGGCATACGCCGTTGGTACAATGACGTCGTCCCCGTACACTAAGATACTCTCTCGAGTATCTCTGTCAGGTGCACCCGCAGTTAGAAGTGCCCAGATCGTAAGCGCCATTATTGGGAAGCATAATGCTGAACCCATAGGCGCGAACTTACTGAGCGGAAGACTTCTCCCGCAAGGTAACACAGTAGATAAACTCCTACAACATTCCAAATAACCAAGAAGATTATCTGGAAAGAGTAGGCGAACTAGACTAACACTAACACGATCACTGGCCTCATTGAGGTCAAGGGTCGCGTACCTTCCCGTAGAAGACCCAAGTTGGGCACCTCTACGGTTCGGCTGTTGGTCAGTAAAGAATACGTTATACCGGGTGGTATCCGTATGCTCTACATGCGCGGTAAGGGCCCGACTAATTCCTTGTTGAATCCATTGATTATCAACGGGTTCGCAAGAGATCAGGCGCGGGCCGCGAGAGTCCTTCGGTACGAGTAAAACCCGTGCCGAGCTAGACCCAGTAGTGACGAGATCGAAATCTCGCCACCCATCACATACTGCTCCACCCGATGCAAAGAAATACGCATCAAGTGGGTAGTATTGTATGATCGATCCAGAAACTGACGTCCACAGATACTTAGCCCAGGGAAGTTGCCTAGTGGCAACCACCCCCGGCCCGTGTCTCGGACATACAGCCGTAGGATCGAATCCTGCAAGAGCTGCTCGTAAGAGCGTCCTTGCATCACAGACAAGGGAGAGAAGCTGCCGTGTCTTACTAAAAGACACAGTTCTACCTCCACCCCTTCGTTCCAACCACGACTCTCTGGATACCGCTTCTTTGCGAAGTAGATCCAGTTGAGGCGTGACAACCGATAACTCTTGCTCAGTTCTTTCGAACTTTGCGAGAGTAGCATGTTCTTGTTCATCTGTATACGGTAGCTCATACTTATAAAATGTATAAGTGAGCTGTCTTATTACTCTGACAGAACTAACACACGGACTCTGAAGGAGAGTCCCGTCTTGATGGAGTACTCTATTGAAGAACTCACCCATAAACATGGGAAGTTCACTACCGGACTGGGGTTTGAAACCCAGACTAGTAGAGTTCAATGGAATGCTTCCAGACAGGGCCTTATCAAAGGCTTTGCCAAGACGGGGCAAGGTTTTCGTTAGAAAACCTATTCCCTCAGCAGATAGTCTATTTTGGACCTTTTTCAAGGTCTTTCGTAGACTCGCGTAGTTGAACACAGCTCCATGCGTCTTTGAGACGTCGTGGAGAAGTGTGGCGATGATTTGGTTTACCATTTCATCTAGGCTCTTATTGGGCGCCGCTATCGGCCACCCTCCTAGAGCATGCATACACTTTCCACGATACCGTTTCAACCTCGCACACATTAATCAACATATGCCAAATAAGCATACATCAATCAATAGGTCGTTTCTCCCGTCGATACCAAACGGTCGACCCGTTCCCTTTCGGAAACGGATCAACGTCTACGTACCTGCACAGGAGATCCCAGCTGACAGTGGTCAGTTAGTCGTGACTGCAAGCAAAGAGAATGTTTACGAAACCACAGGGATCCAAATCGAAGTGACGATTACTCGTCCCGACGAAATTGGGGTCCATGGCCCGTCAACGCTCCTCACTTGCAATTCGCTCTAACTGAGCTTATCAGTCAACTCTGGGGGACCCAAGCATCTATAACCACTAGGCGCCAGCAACAACGTTGCTGGCGCCAAGTTGGGTGATAGTAGAGGTAGTACAGTTCGAAGACTAGACAATCTCACTCACTTTAACTGTCTGATGACAGGTAAAGCGTTGGTGAGAATTGCACTAGTATCTTCGGACGGTACAGTTACCTTCCTAAGCTTGAGGTCGAGGTCCGTGATCGAGCAGCCCGTAATGTAAGCACACAACCCTGCTAGTATCAGTATAAGACTGAGTACCAGCTTGGATTGAACGCTCCATGGGGCCCGCTTGAGACCACGGGAACTGAGCCCTTGGGGTGGTTTAAAGGCCACCGTTCAAGAGCGCACTAGCGCCGTTACCAGTGCAGTCGAACAGAACCGTAGTCCCCGCTCCAGTTGTGGAGAGGAAAGACATGAGTTCTGCCAACACATTGGCAGCTTCCGCATTCGTTGAACTGGCTCCCACTGGGAAGTCCAGCACAGCGTATGAAGAAACCGTGATGGGCGTCACCGAGTCAACGCCAGAAATGACAGTCTTGTCAAGTCTGACGACGCTCCGGCGACGCATTTTCATTCCGGTCCCCGTCTCTTGATGACTAATCGTGAGACGGTGAGGGTTCGAGGGCGTTTCCGCGATTTGCGCAAACGTTGTCGAACGGTCGCTAGTCTTCAGGCGACTGAATTCAACTTCAGTCCCTGACGAGTTCTTTACTTCATTCGTGTTAAGTGTATTACTTAGCATGCTTTTGTTGATGTTTCGGAGTTAACACTCACTCTCTTAACGAGAGCGTGTCCGTTTATGATGCTTACTCTGTGTTATCACTAGAGCAGCACCGAGACTAAACTCCGTAGAGCTTAGCCCACTCGTAGTTAACGAGTACCTTGACGGTAAGCCACATTCACGGCGATAAGCCGTTTCTGTGACTTGTGGCAAGGCGAACGTACCCTGGTTCTCATTATACGACGGATTGCCATATATCAACTGCCTAGACACTCGTCTAGACACATTGATACGGCGCCGACGTTTAATAGACCAAAGGTACTGTAGTATGTTGATCTTCGGATCCATGTTCCCAATCCTGTTATCGTTCAGCCACCGGCTTACGCCGACTAGCCAATCGATAACAAATGACCAGGGTATTGCGTTCCATATGATAGCCGGGTTAAGGTTTAACCCTAAACTATCCATGAGACCCAATATGCGAGCATGCTCGCGCTGGTATTCAGTATAATTGTAATTATACTGAATTTGGGCATGGAATACAGCGGGATCAGTAACGACTAACCTAGTACTCTTAATATCGTTGAATACAGGGTGCTGTGTGACCCAATAAGGGCCATTCCAGCCTGCCTGTACCCCCGATACTTCAGATACTACTGGGTCAGCGTACTCAGTCAGTCGAAGCTCATAATGCTTGACTTTGACACCGCCCGAACGAGAAATGAGGTCGTTCATACGACGCTCAATTCGTGACAAAGAGCGATAAACGCCCTGTATGTCAGATATCAACGGCCCAACGTTAAACTTCCACTGGAGGTAAACGTCGGCAGTTGATCGGATTATGTCGCGCAATGCAGCACCACGTTTTAGTTTCCCGAAGAATAACTTCGGTATCTTCGACGCAACTGCTGTAGCTCGACGGATGGTATTTGGAAGAGAAGCGAAGTCTCTTAACTCCCATAAGGAGTTAATCGACAGCAACTCTGCCTTGATTAGTGGTAACATGCTTCTTAGTGAAGCATTTACCAACGAGTCAAGACCGCCTGGTTCGGGTACGAAACCCGAGTCCGTCGGTACATACCACGAAGGTAGACTCTTATTGAGTTCACCCCTTCGTCCGTATTCATTAGCATATAAGACTCCACTATCATGGCTATCGAAGACCGGAAACACGTTGTTTGACGTGTTTTGATCTACCGAGACCAATATGTGGTTCAGATTGATTGGTTCTTCACCTTCAAACACTTTATAGTGTTGAAATGACTTCCATATCTTTCTGTTACCGCGAGTCGACGGATCCTCAGGTGTCTTAACTTCGAACAACTGGTTATATCCAGTTGTAAGAAGAGACTCCTCGGGACCCCAAGGCTCGCGTGGTGGGAAACGAATAGGAAAAGTTTCTATTCGTGACTTCACCTCAGTCTTACGTTCTAATGGACTTGGCATACTAATGGATGCTGAACTTGCGTTCAACTTGAGGTGTGCACCAACAGGGT